AGCCTGAGCTTGTTCAGCTTTCAGGCCGACCGTCATCGCGCTCGCCTTTGCGGTAGGGAATAGGGCGACGAGCGCGAGCGCTGCCGCCGCCCCGAAACTGCGCGCCAACCGTTGCCACGTCTTCCGGTCGTCGGCGTTCCGCGCCCGTTCGGATTCGACCAGAGCCAGCCATGCAACCGGGTTTTCACCGATCTCGCGCGCCATCTGTTCGATGACGTGCGGCGCAGCCTGCGACAAACCCGACCGGTAGTTCGCGATTGAAGGCCCAGTAACGCCCAGGTCTTTCGCGATCGCTGTGTTGCTAGAAGCCTTGCCGGGCTGGGTGGAGCGCCATTCGATCCACTTGTCAAGCAATTTATTTGTCGCGTTCATGCTTCAAGACCCTTGACGGTTCGGACTTCAAGGGTATTGAATCACACCCGATCTTCAAGAGCCTTGAGGATCGGGCCACCCGCTGGGGACAGGCCCCGGCGGTCACCCCGCCGCCGTTGTCCCCAGCTTCGGTAGGGGTACCGCAATGGGGATTCGGCAGGCATTGCTCACGCTCATTTTCGCGCGCCGCGATCAGCAGCGCCGCGAACTCGCGTTCCTGCTTTGCAATCGAACTGTGTTCGTGTCTGGCCCGGATACGTGCGTTAAGCGCGCCGCTGCCGATGTGCAGAAGGCTCCGATGGAGCTAGGGCAGCTTTGTGAGGGCAGGGCGTGACCGTCCGCGTCCAGCGCTTCACCTGCGATGCCAGCGAATGGGAATTCGCCATCGCCCAGGACAACCGCGAACTGGTCGCGTTCTTGTTCTTCCGAGGCGACCGCTACGGCCCGGAATTCCGCGCCGCCAATCAATCGGATCTGCAACGCGCCATCGCTCGGTGGCTGCTGCTGCACGCCGACGTGGATCGGGCAGGGGGTGTCCATTGAATTGTGACAATACCCCCCCCTCCCCACAGGGGTTGATTTACATTCCTGAGTCGGAACGCCTCGGCGTTGCGCCGTTGGCTGTTGACGCGTTCGCCGCCGCCATGGCCGCCGCCGCGCAGCGGCCGTCCCCGTTTAGTAACACGGGGATGATTCCTGACCACGGTTCAGCCGCTGATGCGCCTGCCTTCGTGGACTTCCTGAAGTTCACGTTGAAGGGCATGCGCAAGGCGCTGGATCGTGCGCGCCGTATCGACGCGCGCCAACACGTGGATGGCTTGGAAGAACTGCGCGAAGCGCTTGGTGTTACCGCTTCCAGCGACTTCGAACACGACTTCGTCACTGCGACGGAATCGCGCAACGCGGCGTATCTGCTCGAACGTCTCGAAACGAAGTGTGCTGCTCCTGATTTCGAACCGCTTTCGCCGCTCGCCATCGAGCGCGGTCTAGCCGTCATCGGTCGCACGTTTGTGCGTGACTGTGCGCCAGCGTTGGTGTTCGGTGAACTCACCGGGCGCGGTCGCGATGGTTACAAAAACCATCTGAACATCTTCACTCATCTCGGTGAGAACTGCGGATTCATCGCAGTTGGCGGTAATGGTGACACGATCCATGTGAACCTGACGGGACAGGCATGCCAGCGCGTAGACCTCGCTAGGCTTGCTGACGCGCTCGACACTGTCGATCACAAGATTGGTCGCATCGATGCGGCGTGGGATGACTTCGAGGGGCGCTATGGCGATCCTGCTGGTGCAGCAGAGAATTACCGGCATGGGGGCTTCACTCCCGAGCGCGGCATTCGTTCCGAAAAGGTCGTGTTCCATGACGACCTTGGCTGCGGTGGCGGTAGCACCTTCCAGCTTGGCGACCGTAGCAGTCGCATGCTGCGCATCTACGGTAAGGGAAAGCAGCTTGGCAACAAGCTGTCGCCGTGGGTGCGCTACGAAGTGCAGTACATGGGCGCCGCGTTCGATCTGACGACGGACAACCTGCGCAATCCGGGCATGTTGTTGTTGCAGTATCCGGACCTCGACTTTTTGCCGGTAATCGCCCAGGGCGAACCGTGCATGCGCGTGCGCCATGAGACGGAAATCACCATCGACAAGGTGGTGAATTGGGCGCGCACCGTCGTCGGCCCCGTCCTTACGCTGCTGTCCGAATCCATCGGCTGCACCACGACGATTGAACTTGTCGCAAATGCTAAGACGCCGCGCCGTCTCCGCAAGCTGGCGAACTCCCGCCAAGAACTCAGCGACAACCTCGCTGATGCGCTCCTCGACTCACGCAAGTTCGCGCCGATTGCGTTGAAGTCGTCCTATCTCTCGGCCGAAACGAGGAAACCGCAATGAACAAGTTGATGCTGAACTTCGAAATTGAATCCGACTTCGTGGACACCCGCCGTGGTGTGAGCGCGAAGGGCAAGGATTACGAAATCCACACGCAGAAGGCGTGGGTCTACCTCAACAGCAAGTTCCCGAAGGAAATGCAGCTGTCGCTGGACGATCCCAAGCACGCGCTGCGTCCGGGCCTGTACGAAGCCGATCTGCTGCCGGCTCTCGATGTCGGCGACTTCGGGAAGCTGACGGTGGACGTGCGCAAGCTCGTCCTCCTGACGCCCGCTGCGAAGCCGGTCGTCGCGAAGGTCGGTTAATCCATGGCCCGCCGCGTGTACGAATGCCTGAGCTTCGACACGGCCTCAGCGTCGTGCACGCAGGCGGCGTGGGTCGAACGATCCGATTTCCCAACGCTGTCCACGGCTGATGCGTTGGTGTTGCTCGGTGCGATTGCAGTGCTGTTCGCAGTTGCATGGGGCTACAAGTTTGTCAGTCGAAACGGTATCCGCTGGTAATTCCGCCAGCGGTCAAACAGGAGTGAAGAAATGGAACTCGACGTTGCTGATGCTGTTACCGCCATCGGTGCGATCACCGCGGCCATCGCGCTGATCGGCGCCGCCAAGCTCGCCCCGGCTGCCGCCGCGGTCGGCTGGAAGTGGGTGAAGGCCACCATCTTCGGTTGATCGAAGACGGCGGAAACGGGCCGGGGCAACCCGGCCCCCTTTCTTTATGAGGTAGCGAAATGACGGGCTGGATCGTGTTGGTTGCTGGACTGCTCGCGCTCTACATCCTTTTCGACGACTGAGGTTTCCATGGTGCGCGCGCTTCTCATCCTTGCATTGCTGGCGTGCTGGTTTGTGCCAGGGCGAGCCGATGCGCTTACGCCGCCCACGTGTACCCCGATCGAGCCTCGCCCATGCGATCAGGCCCAAGCGTACGCGGAATGCACCTCGCATCTCGATGCGTACATCGCCGAAACGAATCGCGATCGTGTTCGCGCGCGTTACTGCTCGGTTGACAACACGCAAAAGAACTACGTCGGTTTCTTCGAGCAAGACCTGTTCAATAACGGCAATTACGGCGTATACAGCGCGGGCGTTCACTACTTCCGGGCGTGCGGCAACAATACGCAGTGGGATCAGGCGACGAAGACCTGCCGCGATATGCGCTGCGAGAATTTGCCGGCGGTCCCTGTGAATCCGAACCACGAAGGGTTTACGTGGTGCCAGTCGAATACCGATTCTTCGGGCACTTACAGCTGCGAAGTGCTGGGCCTTCGTCAGCTTCCGACGCAACCGTTTGCCGGATATGTGGCTGGCAACGCCACGGGCGACACGTGTGACCCGAACAACTACGCGTGCCCGTCTGGGTACCGCAAACAGGCGGACGGCACGTGCCAACCGGTTCCGGAATGCCCTGACGGGGTTCCGTTGAATGTCGAAACGAATGAGTGCATGGAACCCGCCGAGTGCCCGAGGGGCAAGGTCAAGAATGCTGTGGGTGAGTGCGTCGGGGAAAAGAACAACTGTCCGGTTGGTCAGGTGAAAGGCCCTGACGATTCCTGCGTCGAGGATGAGAACCAATGTCCGAGCGGGCAGGCCAAAGGCAAGGATGGTTCTTGCAAAACCGACGCTGATGGCGACGGCGAGCCAGACGATGAAGCTGACCCGGACAAACACACCGCCGAAGACAGCCCGACGTGCGACGTCGCGCCGAAGTGTTCCGGCGACGAAATCATGTGTCTCCACGCGAAGCAGCTGTGGCGCATCGATTGCAATACGCGCAAAGCGCGGAACGTGATCATGGGTAAGTACTGCCAAGAAATGCCGAAGTGCGAGACGGTAGCGCTGGGCGACGAGTCACGAAACCGTGCCTGCGATGCTGTCGAAGAGGCTGCGCTGATTCAGCAATGGCGCACTGCGTGTGCGACTTCCGAAATGCTGGAGCTGATGAAGAAGGGCGGTAGCGGCACGACGGGCGGCGACACCGGCACGCACTCGCGCCTGGACGCAATCAAGGCGTATTTGGACGGCAACGGCCAGCAGCTGTCGAATCCGGAAGTGCCGTTTGAAGAGGCGCCAGTGCAGTCGCAGGAATGGAGTAGTGGTATTGGCGGTACCGGCACCTGTCCGGCGCCGATCAGTACCACCGTCACCATCCGCGGCTATTCCGCGTCCATCAATTTCGGGTTCGATCCCCTGTGCCAGTTCGCGGATTACCTGCGTTACGTCGTGCTTGCCATGGCCGGGATTATGTCGGCCTTCATCATCGCTGGAGTGAGGAAATAGGCCATGCCGTGGTTAGGTGCACTGCTCGCAAACCTGCTCGGTACCGCTGTGGCGCGCGTGCTGACCGGCGCTGGCCTCGCGCTGGTGACGTTCGCATCGCTCACGCCGCTGGTGCTGTCCGCGTTGAATGCTGCTGCCAATCGCTTCAACGGCATCGCTGCCAGCGTGCTTCAGATCATGCTGATGTGCGGGATTGGCACCGCCATTTCGCTCATCGGTTCCGCCATCGTTACGCGTATCGCAATCGAAGCGACGCGCGTTGCCATCAAGAAGAGTTAAGCCATGCTGATCCTGATTTCCGGCCAGCCCGGTAACGGCAAGACGCTGCGCGCCATGGCGCTGATGCACGAAGAGTACGAGCGCAACCGCGAAGCGGTGAAGCAGGGCAAGGAACAGCCGCGCCGGTTCTTCACGAACATTTCCGGCGCGACGGTGGCGGAGAATCCGCAGGCGTTCGACTGGGTCGAAAAGCTCCCCGATCACAACGATTGGACGCAGCTGCCTGACGGTTCGTTCGTGATCTACGACGAAGCGCATAGCGACGGCAACACGATTGGGCTCGAGCGTTACGGCAAGCTGTTTCCGTCCACCGGTCGCCCCGGCGAGTCCGAGGATCCGCGCATCCGCGCGATGTCCACGCATCGCCATCGTGGCTTCGATATCGTGCTGGTAACGCAGTGGCCCAGCAAGATTCATCACAACGTGCGCCAGCTGACCGGCAAGCACATTCACATGAATCGCGCGATGGGCTTGCAGCGTGCCGGCTCGCTGACGTGGTCGCGAGTGCAGGGCGATCCGTACGACGAACAGCAGCGCGACAAGGCCGAGGAAGAAATCTGGACGTTCCCGCCGGCGCTGTACGGCCGTTACGCGAGTGCCACGCTGCACACGGCGACGTACAAGTTCAAAGTGCCGAAGAAGGTCTGGCAGGCGCTGTCCACGCTCATCATGATGATTCTGGTGGGCTGGGGCCTGTGGGTGTTCGTGTTCAAGCCTGAGGCTAGAGCGGACACCGTACCGAACGAGGATAAGGCTGCGGCGGAAGCCCTAGCGCCCTTGGGCGCGGGCGCGCCGCCGTCGTCGGATCAAAAGCAAAAATGGAAGACGGATCCGAATGAACCGGGCTACGGTGCGGACTATGCGCGCGATCATCTGCCGCGCTTTCCGTCGATGCCGTGGACGGCTCCGGTGTTCGATGGACGCCAGGTCACGGCCGATCCGCAGCTGGTGTGCGCATCTGCCGGTGCCGGCGAGGATGTCAACGGTGTGTGGCGCGATGCCAGCTGCACGTGCCTGACGGAACAGGGAACGACGTACGACATTCCGCAGGGTGAGTGCATGTCGATCGCGCGCAAGGGGCCTCGTTACAACCCGTACAAGGCGTATGCCGTTGCTGGGGGTGTAGGGGGTGTGCCCCCTACGGCTATGACCGCGCCAGCGGTCGTGTCTGCTCCATCCATTGCAACGCTCAGCGCACCACAAGTGAGCGGTTATGGCGATCTCGGAGCCCGTCGCATCGAAACCGGCTCACGATGACTGCTTTCAGAGTTCGAACCCGAGCGGAGCCCTGTGGCTCCGTTCGTGCATTCGGCCTTCGCGGAATATCAAGCGGTCAAGGGTGTGCGGTGCGATCCAGTCGCCTTGTGGTGTCACCAGCCGCGCCCCGGCTGTTCGCCAACCGGCCCATGCTCCGTGCAATGGGCCTTCGTTGTAGACCTGTCTGCGGTACTGCTGCGCTGCGCAGTTGTTGGGGCATGGCTTGCCATCAGGCCAGCATGGCGGACGTGACATAGGCTCGTTCCGTGAGTCGGGAAAGAGCATCGTGCATGCGCTGTGCCAGCGCCCGGACCCGCCGTCCTGTATTTCGCATAATGCATAT